TATGCATGATGGTCAATTTGATTGCCCCATTACCTCTATACGTAGAGCAATTAGCGATCTAACAAAAGAGGGAAAACTAGTTAAAACAGAATCCAAAAGAGAAGGCGATTATGGAAAGCCTAATTATATGTGGACTCTAAACATTCAAAAAGGACAAATACCTCTATTCTAATGATACAATCTTACATACCTAGCTACCTCTATTGTATTATTTGTGGTGTAGAATCGGTAAACGAGACTTGTTCAGATAACCACCAGGATAAGCTAGAGAAGATAAGGGCGGTAATAAAGCAGCAGAAGGAATTAGAGAATGGAAAGAAGATAGAATGGAATACCCAGACAATCAAGATTTACAATGCACTTCAAGACCTTATAGGAGAATGATTTACGACCTATCCAAACAAATAGACGCAGAACGTGCTAAGAAGCGGTTTAACGCCCTTTTAGAGGAACAGACGGTAGTTACCCTCACTAAGAAGGTTAAGCGTTCCTTAAGGCAAAATGGATATCTCCACTTAATCCTGGGATGGTTTGCTATGGAAACGGGGTATACACTTTCAGAGGCGAAGGATATATATAAAAGGTGTAGTAAGGATATATTTTTCTACAAAAAGAATGAGCATGATTTTATTCGGTCTACTGCTGATTTGAGCAGTTCAGATATGACTGTCAGTATTGCTTATTTCAGAGTTTATAGTGATCGAATAGCAGAAATTTATCTCCCAGAACCTAACGAAGAGAAGTTCTTACAAGAGATTGAGATAGAAATGCAAAGACAACGAGTATAAGTGAGGACTTAGGAACATTCGATATGAATGATACGGATACTATAAATCAAGAAATTGAATCATTCTTTTAACAAAAACGGATTATGAAACATATATGGAAATTAACAGGCAATGAGTATCACGGAGTAGTATTCTTCAGCCTAAAGGACGTAACAGACACTATATACTCTGAAATGATGGATAACCCAGAAGATACAGATTGGCTAATAGAGGCTGGAGAAATGAGCGAAGAGGAAATTGCAAATCTTCATGAAGCAGACCTATGATTAACAAATTAATTCATATATTTGCTATGAGATTATTAGCTTTTGAGGGCGTAACTCGACAAAGTATTACATTCTGGGGAAGAGTTCTAAAAGGACATTTCAGATTAAAGAATACCCGATACGCCCTCAAGCTGAGTCGGGTTTCTTTTTACACTCTCATCATACCAAGCCTGATCCCATTAGCAGAAGTGGATAACTGCGTTGCCTGTAACAGGGAAGTGTCTTTTGCTACCCATCTAACAGTATGGGGTTTGAATGAGAAATCAACTAAAGTTTTAAGGCACAAGAAAAACAGTAAGTATCGAGAATGGATGAAAACACTTTCCTCTCGATCACTCGAAGGCAATTCCTATGACGGGTTAGCAGAGTTAAGAGTCAATGAAGTGTGTATAGCTGAACAGTTAAACACCTTTATACTCTCTCGCTTCAAACCTATTTCCGGATATGCAGATTGAAAAGTGTTACTAACTATTAATAACTATAACTATGGTTGATGAATTACTTGATTACAATTTCTTTAGGTACGATGAGGAAACGGATAGTTTTACCCTAACTGAAGATTATGCAGTAGTAGGGTTTGCTAGAACGGGCAGTCTAAAGGTCATTAAAAGAGGCGCACACGGTTTATATGGTCGTGTAGTGTGGATAAAGAAAGAGTTTTTTGAAACAATGTCCTTTATGTGGCGCGAAACTAATAGGAAACCATATTATATGATTCGTAAAGGTGATCTTGAACCAGATAAAAAATTAAACTAACAACTACAATTATGGAAAATAAAGTATCAAGGAGTGTTTTGCTCAGAGCAGTAAAAATCATTAAGCAATGGCATGATATGTATGAACAAGACCCAGATGAAATGATGTTCAGAATCTATTACGAAAAAGCACCTGAAATGAAAATGATACGTGATACTTTGGGGTCGTATGATGATATGAAGGATGAAGTAATTGAGGTAAAATCAATCCCTGTTGGTAAACTATAAATAACTATGGAATTAGCTGAACTTAGAAAAAATGAAGGTAAGGGCAAGAGAGTTGGATTTATGCTTAGGGTAAACCAGAAGGAAGCTATTGAGATAATAAACTCGTTATCAGGTCAACTTAAAACGGGCAACCCAAATACTGAAAGGATAGAATTTACTGAGGACAATTATAGATACTTTTCAATCTCAGTTGTGTAGGGAAGGTATACACTAACACTAAATAAAGAGCTATGAAAGAACCAGAAGAATGTCCTGAATGTAAAGGTGAAATATACATAGTATATAGCTATACGATGGGTAAGCAACTATGCAAGACTTGTCGAGGCTCAGGAACTACTGATGTTAAATACTACATTCAATAACAACAATCAATAAATAGAATAACAATGAAAGACCAAAAGAAATTTATAATGGACAATTTTAATTTCAGGGCTGTTCATGCCTATATGGAATTAGTAAGTTGGGATTGGATTAATAAGGGAGTGCCTAGCATGGTTGAATTAAAAAAAGAAGCTAGAAAGCTCTTAGGGAATGTCTCTAAAGGAAATATAACAACGTGTGCTTGTGGAGGCTTTCAGGCTAGGCGTATTAAAGGAGAAATGGGAACGTACCTCACTTTGGAGTTTCTGCTAACATGGACTGAATCAGAAGGCATTTAACCCCCTCTAATCTATAACAAAACAAACAGAATGAGTGAAGAGATAATAACCGCAGAACAATTCTTAAAAGAAAAGTGTAAAGAATGCAAGAACGAAGAAGAAGATGTTTCAGTTGACGGTCTTTGTCATTATTGTTGGGAAATGAAGCACTATCCTGAAACCTTAACCATATCAGAGCAAGACGCAAAAGATTGGGATGAATGCGCTAAGTATATTCAGAAACACAATATCTCACCTAATTTAGATAGTATTTACTAATGTACAATTTCGACGACTTTTGGCGCGACTACGACAAGAAAACAGGTAAGGACAAGTGTATTACCAAGTGGATGCTATTAACCTCCGCAGAACACCTTAAAATCGAAATACACGTACCTGGATTCGTTTCAAGCAAGAGGAACAAACAGTACCGCCCTAATCCCCTATCCTACCTTAACGGAAAAATGTGGTTAGATGAGAATGTAAAGGATGAAGATAAGATACTACTTAGTAAACCTAAGGTACAAAAGATAAGCACCTACCAGCCACCTAGATTTGACCCTGAAGAAGGAAAAGCCTTTATTATCAAGAAAATCAGGCTAGCCTATGAGGGTAAGTGTACTCTGAATGATGTCGGCTCTGTATATACCTCTAGGCTTAAACCCTTCTTAGAATGCGACCCTATGCTATTGGACATGATAAAAAAGGAAGTGCAAGAGATAGTTGATTACGTGCCTAGTAATAGATTCGAGGAAAAGATAGAGATTAACGTAGAACTCGAAGTCAGGAATCGAATCCTAAAGTATAACATGGATAGATTCAGAGAAGTTAATAGGGAAATTTGGAAAGAACTATGAAGATACTTATAGCGTGTGAAGAGTCCCAAGTAGTATGCAAAGCCTTTAGAGATAAGGGACATGAGGCGTATTCATGTGATATATTACCAACTAGCGGAGATCATCCATCCTGGCATATACAATGCAATATAATGACCGCACTAAAATTAGATTGGGACATGATGATAGCCTTTCCACCATGCACTCACTTAGCAGTAAGTGGAGCAAGGCACTTTAAACAAAAGATTGAGGACGGCAGACAGCAAGAAGGAATAGATTTCTTTATGAAGATAGTAAGCGCACCAATAGAACGGATAGCAGTAGAGAATCCAGTAGGCATAATGTCAAGTCACTACCGTAAACCGGATCAGATTATACAACCCTATTACTTCGGAGATGAGTTTCAAAAAACTACTTGCTTGTGGCTTAAAAACCTTACGCCCTTATTCCATGCCAAAGAGCCTGATTTATTTAATGAAGATACAACACACGTAGGTAAAGGTGAATTTGTAACTTATGATAGCGGTAAAAGAATGCCTAAATGGTATGCTGAATCCCCGGGAGATAGTAAAACCAGATCAAAAACCTTTCCCGGGATCGCTAACGCAATGGCAAACCAATGGGGATGAAGCCAATAACAAGAACCTGTAAAGCCCCTAACTGCCGGACTAAGTTTGAGCCTAAGGGATCAACTCAAGTCTGTTGTAATTATCTATGCGCTTTAGAGTACATGAAATGGTTAGAAGAGAGAAAGAACAAAAAGATTCTCTTAGACATCTACCGTAAGAACAAGATATTAAAGGACAAGGCTAAGACCCTATCTCAACACAAAAAAGAGTTGCAAGTGTTAGTAAATAAGTACGTTCAAATCAGGGATAAGGGGATAGAATGTGTATCTTGTGATACCCCAGACATAGGGATAAAAAGGGATGCCAGCCACTTCTGGAGTCAAGGCGGTAATCCTTCGGTAAGGTTTGATTTGGACAATATTTTTAGTTCTTGCGTCCACTGTAACCGCGATCTGCATGGGAACCTATTAGAGTACCGCCCACGCCTTATTAAGAAGATAGGAAGAAAGCGTTTTGATGCTTTAGAGATAAGAAGAACCCAATCCAGGAAGTACACAATACCGGAGATATTAGAGCTAAAGGAGTTGTTTAAACAAAAAATAAAACTAGCATGAACACTTCAGTAAAATATAAAAAGTCAATACGATACAGGATGGCGCGTTGTTGCTTTAGCTGTAAGCATTTTAGAGGCAAAGTTACAGTAAGATATTGTTGGCTACACGATAATCCAGTTAGCCCGACATCCATTTGTAAAGACTATTCTAAACCACTATGAATAAGTGGAAATGGCTTTTATTCTGGGCAGCAGTTGCCCTCCTAATAACAACACTATGAACACTAAAAACCAAAAATTATGAGACACCTAAGATGTAAATGTGGTAAAATGACAATGAGCACTTCAATGGGTGCAGTTAAGGATTGTGAAGGATGCAGTCAATGTAAAACGACCTATTCAGGACATCCAGATAATCACAAAAAATTACTACCGCATGATTGGGCAGAGACTACTTATCACCAAAATACAGGCAAACCTTATAAGACTTGCAAAAGATGCCATCGTATCAATAATGAATCTTATGAAGAAGCGGGAAAGAAGCGGTAGCCCTTATTAACTACAATAGGACAGTACTAACTAAATATAAATACGATGGAAGAGACAGAGTTTAACCAAATGGTAAAAAGAGAATTTGAAATACGCGATAGATTGAAAGAGTCGGGACTATTAGACAGTCCTAGCTTTAAAAGATGTGGCGAAGGTGATAATGTTTGTAATTGCAAAGAATCAAAAGATTGTGGATATATCTATATTGAAAATGAGATAAGTAAACTCTAACCCTCTGAGTAACTACTAACTAAATATAGTGAGACAGATGAAAGAGAAGGTAACAAAATCATTCAGGTTCGACAAAAAGGTAATGGAGGCTATCAGTAAGGAGGCTAAAAAGGAAAATAGAAGCATGAATAATATGACCGAAACGATCCTGAAAAATCACTACAATATTTAACCCCCTAATTAACAACCCCGTAAACACTTAACGATATGGATAAAGAAGAAATAGAGAAAAAACTAGATTACACATTCTCAATATTAGGGGATGGGTGGGAAAGGAACGATGATTTAATGACCATCCACAAAGAGATTAAACAACTTCTCCTTGCCACTACTTCTACAACAAGACCAACAGAGGAAGAGTCGGAACTTAAATTTCGAGTAAAGAAAACTGAAAATATGTTGGCTGAGTTTATCCTGATTGACAGCCCTACCGAAGAACAGTGTTCAGAAATGATTAGTCAAGTATCTGAAGCTATTGAATCAGAATGGCTTCTATCCAATGGGGATAGTGAGGGAGAAGAGAAGATTAAGATAGGAGATTTTGAAATAAGTACTCATCCATCTGAAAATGGTAAGGAGCTAATCTGGATAGTAAACGAATCAGGAGAAGGAACTACTGTTGATGCGGATCAATTTAACGAGTTCTTCAAAAAAGTAATGTAAACCCCCTCAATAACTAAAGCTATGAGCGAAGAGAAACAAGAATACTTTATGAGGCTATGTAATAAATGTTACGGGATTTTCGGAAGCTATTTAGGCAAGGAACCTGTATGTAAAATGTGTAAAAATAAAGTTTAACCCATGAGCGACAAGACACAAAACAAGACCGCAGAGGAAGTTCTAATTGAGTTCGTCCCTAATCTAAAGCTATCAGAAAAACATTACTCTCGATTAATAGGAGCTATAAAATCCTACGCCAAAGAAGAAGTAAAGAAGGCGTGTAAGGCTCAAAGAGAGATATGTGCTGATGAGATAGAAGATGATACAGAAGTTGAGCAAGTGATAATTGATTGTATTAGGGACAATGTTAGAAACGCCCCTTCTCCGTTTAAATCAGAAGCGCATGAAGCGCATGAAGATGGATGCATTTGTTACAGTTGTCAACACCCAGAAACAATCCCTATGCCACCCGAATAATTAACAAAGACAAGAGAGGAAAATGTTAGCAGTAATCGCCCCATATTTATAAAGCTATGACTAACCACCCAAAGCCAAGCCTTGAAGCTAAGAAGGCAAAGGATATCATTGAAATGTATGCAACTGAGATAGGTTGTAGTGATTTTCATATCCCCGAGTTCATTACAGGCGTTAAAATGGCTGATGGTAGTAAAGAGTATAAAAAGATATTGGATGATGAAACAGAGAGCCTAGCCACTCAACTTGCCATCATACACGTAAAGGGGATAATAGAGATATTAGAACCATTGGATAAGATGTTTGATACTGATCAAGGTTGTAAGTTCTGGAATCAGGTACTAATCCTCCTACAATCAGATCATTGATCAGAGTAACACAATAGAGCATGAAGAAAGTAAAACACTCTTGTCCTTTAATCGACTCTGTAAGGGCTGACTGTAAAAGAATAGAAAAGCTAACTGACAATCCCGGGATACTAGAACTCCTGAACCTAATCACCTCTAAGGGCGAGTTAATCAAGCAGATTAATATTGAGTTGAGATCAAATGCTAAATAGTTGTCTTAACGTACTGACGACATCGCACTTTCCTATCAGGAGGTAACAAAACGGTAGATAATTCGTAACTTGCACTAAATTAGAGGATTTATAGTGGCTAAGTTTGAAAAAGGACAAGAAAAGACCGGAGGAAGGCAGAAAGGGTCTAAGAATAAGGTTGGTAAAGCCTTTAAGGAAATCCTTATAGAAACTATCCACGCTCTAGAAGACAACTCAGATAAAAAGGAAGAAGACCCCAAAACCGGATTAATGGCTTTCGCAGAGAAACACCCAAAAGAGTTCTATCGAATAGCTTCTAAGCTAGTACCCCAGGAAATGGTTGGCGAATTAACAGGAGAGGTTATTATTAAAGTAATTCGTGATTGAAACGCGATTTGTCAAGTTCCCTACATTACATCCAGCACAACAGGAGGTAATAGATACTGCTAAAAGATTCAATCATCTTAGGTGTGGTCGTAGATGGGGTAAAACCACACTCATAGTAGAGCTTTGCGACCCTTCATTAGATGGATTTCCTGTTGGTATATGGTTTCCTACTTACAAAGACTTATCTGAGGTATGGCATGAAGTAAAGAAGGCTTATCATGAAGTAATATTAAAAAAGGATGAGCAACTTAAACAACTCAGGTTAATATCAGGAGGAGTTATAGATTTCTGGTCTATGGAGAATCCCGATTCTGGTCAAGGGCGTAAATACAAGCGCGCTATCATTGATGAAGCCTCCAAAGCTCCTAAACTGCTTGTAGCATGGAAAAACACTATTAGACCTACTTTAACAGACTTTAGGGGGGATGCTTGGATACTCAGTAGACCAAAAGGAAAGAATAATGATTTCTATCAAATCGAAGAGGACTATAAGCAGTTTGATAACTGGAAATTCTTTCACTATACCATATACGACAATCCCCACATAGACGTAGATGAGATAGAAGAATGGAAATCCCAAGAGGAGGGAGCAGTATTTCGGCAAGAGGGATTAGCTGAATATGTAGATGCCAATGTTAGTCTATTTGCCTTTAATTTTAATGATTCCCATAAGGGCAAAACACAATGGCAACAAGATATGGTAACGTATCTGTCTTTCGACTTCAACAGAGAGCCATTGACCTGTAAGGTAGCCCAAAAGCCTGAGTTTAATAAACTGCACTACATTGAAGATATATCGGTAATAAATGTAGACATCGAAGAAATGTGTGAGCAAATAAAGACAAAATACCCTTATGCACTGTTTTTAGTCACAGGAGATCAAACAGGAGAGCATCAAACCGCAATCAAAAAAGGACTTACGTATTATAGGAAAATAAAAGAATTACTATCTTTAACCGATAATCAGATATTGCTACCTGGAAAGAATCCCTTACATAGGATAAGCCGAATGGAAACCAATACACTTCTAGCTAAATGCGAGATAATCTATGACATAGAGAATTGCAAAGATAGTATTTGGGATATGGAGAATGTAGAGTACGACCCTGAAAAGCTAAAGATTATCAAGGATGACCGAACATCCAAGAAACAACGAGCCGACTTCTTAGATTGCGATAGATATATGTTTAACACTTTTATGAGAGACGAACTTAAGATGCTCGGATTTCGTTAAAACCATACAAATAATGATTGAAACACTAACACTACTGCTATTCAACTCTCTTTACATCATTGGGTTGTGGAACTCTACAGACTATAGCATAGAAACAAGCGTAGAGGGTATAGAAAGATACAAGGAAGGCGAAATACTCGGCAAGCTAGGGTATCACACCAGAAACCTACCCTCATGGCTTAAAAAGCCTCTGCTAGATTGTGTTATTTGCATGGCTTCAATACACTCCTATCCTTTTTGGTTGATAAATGACTTTACTTTATTGAATGGGTGTATATGGATTTTATATATCTTTGCTCTTAGTGGCTTGAATTTGATTATTTATGAAAGAGTTACTAACAGGGGATGAGTGGTATAAGTTCCATTCGTGTAATTGTAGCGGAGGAGAAGAGAGTTATAAGCACGATAAAAAACCAGGAATAAAGATTAAACTTCGTCTTAGGTATATGACATTTGAGATAAAGAACGGTTTTAAGTTAGTATCAACAGGACAAGAGGGGCAGTTACAATCAGAGTTAATAAGACTATTTGAATGAATATATATTTTAATCGAGGAGGTCAATTTGTATCTAATACTTATATGATTTCAGTTGTTCAGGAATATATCTATCAACAAACTGGAGAATCGGTAGAAATAGCTGATCCAGAGATATTAGACGCAAGTCTTAGGCATACGGTGGACGTTAAGAACAAAGAACTATTACTAAAGGCTTATGAATGGGCTATTAATCATTTGAAATGAAATTAATTGAATGCGATATATGTACCCATGAATGGGAAGCCCTAATAGGGGAGGAAGACACGCATATCCGATGTCCTCATTGTTCCGTAATCGCTGGATTTACCGTATTGAATGCCATTACCGACTAAAAGATCAGGAGAGAAGAGGGAGGCTTTTATGTCACGTTGTATGAGTGATGCTAATGTTAAAAGGGATTTTAAGACCAGAAACCAAAGGGTTGCGGTCTGTTTTTCAAGATTTAGTAAATAAACTATTCACATGAGATTTTTAGACTGGCTAATAGGGTTTTTTTTCGGGAAAGACTTCTTTAATTTCAAAAGTAAAGAGTCTGCCAAGTTAACCACTAAGACAAAAAAGGATTACAGATTAAAGCCTGGTTGTAAGTATTGGTACTTTAATAAATACGGACGTGATACTGGACATATAGTTTTTACTTGTCTTGCACGTAACTTTACAAATGCTTTTCGGAAATTCAATAATTATAAAGCCTTAAATGATTAAGAAGATTCTAACATTCTTTAAATCAAGATTTGAGACTAAGCCTAAGGTAGACCACCCAATAGAGAAGGTCTTTACTATTGAGGGTACTAACTACTATGAGTTTAAGGACATATCTAAAATCCCTTGTATAAGAGCCTTTACTAAGTCAGATGTCTTTGCAGAACTAGACATGAGGTGTTCAAGAGACTACCTTATCAAACATACAGAGGCTACAGATAAGCTCTTAAACAACTCTAAGCAGATAAACATAACTCAAGTAGCTCAACTCAACCAACAGCTTAAGGAACGCTTAGAAATGATCTATGAGGTTGATATAATATACAAAATAGCCTCTGTGGTGTTCTTTGATAAAACAGAGAACCCATATGAGTACGATGATCTCTATGCTCGAGAGAAGATAGAGAAGTTCAAAAGGTATGCTAGAAAAGTAGACGGTTTTTTTTTCGACACGCTTTTCAAAAGTTTAATACCTACGAAGAGTATAAACGAGGAAGATTTGCGAACCTATATGATAGTGGGAGCAAAGATGAGCCAGATGCATTCGGACAACATTTCTACCATCCTATTCAACACCAACGGGACGAAAGATTTAGTTCCTTCCTAAGAATAGCGAAGGTTAATGGAATGACCATAGATGAGTTAAAGAGATTTGGAGATTATGATTACCATGTTTTACTTGAAACAACGCGGAATACCGCAACTTGACGGGCAACCAGCCAACAGTAACCTACCAATGGCTGGATATGGCAGAGGAGAAGTATAGATTCATCCTAAACGGTACTATCATTCAAGATACGCCAGAAGGTTGGGCAGACATCCAGCTCACTATAGAGCGAGATATGGAGTTAAACAGCCAGATACTTAGGTTTACCTCTGATCTTACCTTTTTAGGAGACGGGTACACGCTGATTAAAGCCGAATACGAAAAGAACTACACCAATAACATAAGCGTAGAGGTACAACGCTTTGAAGATGATACGATAGATTATGAAGCCATATTTACAGGAACGTTATTGTTGCCAGATGTAAAGTTTAACCTTGATAAACACACCGTTACCACCTCCTTAGAAGATACTTCCTTCTTTGCTGCTATAAACAATCGTAAGAATCTCAAGGCAATACTAGACTCTCAGTTTACCATCAATGGAGAGAATATAACACCTACCCCGTTCTTTGATATGGATTTTTTCAGACCATCTAACGGTAACTTCATAGGGTCGCTATCAAACAGAAACGTTTACCTGGTTAAGGACGCCCTAGATTTCTTAGTGAGGTTTATGACAGACAATGAGGTAAAGGGTGTAGAGAGTACTTACCTTACTACCGCCTCTAACTTCAATAACGGATTCTTATACCTACTCACAGGATTAGAATTAAGACTACAGGATCAAGATGCACCGGACATATCCTTTAGAGATTTATTCACCAACATGCGTAAGACCCATGATATAGGCTTTGATTTCATAACAAAGTCTAATGGAGATACGGTAATGAGAATAGAGGAGGAAGAGTTTTTCTTCGATCAAGACGAATCCCTTACAATAAGGAATATTAAGGACTTAGGGCTACGGGTAGATAAGAATAGGCTATTCTCTCACTTAGAGGTAGGCAATCAGACATCAGCAGAAGAGAGCTTTCCTTTTAACATACGATTCTTTGTATTTATAGAAGAACAATACGGAATACAAGGTAAAGGAGTAATAGATAGAGTACTAGACCTTAAGACTGATTTTATATCAGACTCTAATGTATTTGAAGACATTATACAGAATAACAATGATGAGTTTGATGATGATATATTAATAGTTCAAGGACAAACAGACGCAATTAGATCACTTATCTTTGGAAGTGCAGCCCCGTTCTACTATAACGATGCCTTTATCAACAACAACATTCTGGCAAGACATATCAACGGAGTTCCAAATAGTATAGTTAAATACCTGACAGCCAGTAACACTCCTTGTAAGATTGGACTCTTATCAGACAATATTATATTCTCTTCAGGGTTGCCTAATAACATACTTACTACTATAATCCAAAGAGTACCGTTAAACAATGAGGCATCCCCTTTCTATGATATAGGAGGTAATTATTTCTCTGTTCCTGATGGTCAGGGATTGTCTTTTTATTATAACGTGCCATTCGAGGCAGCATTTACCTTTGAATATGATATAGCTCTAAAAATAGAAGCTAATACCTCTGCACCTTTATCTGTAAGGATAAGGCTACAAAGATTCACCCCCAACTTTGTGTTTTTAGAAGAAAAGACAGAAACTCTTAACGTTACAATACAGGGAACGCCCTTTACACCCTCTCAACTATTTGATACAACAGGGGCTTTAATCCCTGATAGTATAATCAGATTTAACACTAGTAAGAAGTTTAATCTAGAGGCAGGCGATAGGGTAGCAATAAAGATAGACGCTATATCGAATGCTATCCAGCCTGGAACCTTTGATTTCACTATGTTGGTATCTGAGAACGACAACTTCACTTGTTTGGGTAGTGATAGTGATGGGGGTGTATTTGAAGAATTTGATCCCTTAAGTTATCGGGCGCAAGTATATCGCTTTGAAAAAAACGTATCTTTATCCGATATTGAGAGCTTAATCGCAAACTCAAAGAAAAAATTACGTATAAATGAGGGTAGTGACCCTGCTCTGGATAGGTCTGCATGGATTAGGAACGTATCTTATGACGTAGAGACATCATTAGGAACATTTGAATTAATAACATAAATGGCAACTACACTACAACCAACAACAGCAACTATTACTCAGACCATTACTTTAACGGTAGCAGGAGTAGAGAGAAACATATCATTTACTCAAACTATACTATTAGTAAAAGATTATGATGCCAGAGTTGTAGATGTACCTACTTCAGAGGTGGACTTAATTACTTTAACCGCAGCAGCAGTAGGAAAAGGGCAGTTACCCTCGTTTAATCATTTTACTATTATAAATAGGGATGATACCAACTTTGTACGTCTCAGACTACGCCAAGCCGGAGGAGATACAGTAGACTTCAGATTGGATGCAGGGGATTGGATGAACTTCTGGAACAATAAGATAGAGGTACACACCGCAGCCGGAGCATTTACAGCCTTTGTTGATTGGGATACTATCGCAGTACAGGCTGATACCGCAGATGTTCAATTAGAGTACATAGCACTACAAGTGTGAGTTTCATAGCTAAACAGACAGAATACCTACCGTTTGGGGCGTTTACTTTGTTTAAATTCCCTAAACCCTCTCCATGTGGGGAGAATCTTAACTTCTGTCAACCTACAGAGCAGTTTGATGATGTTGCTTTTCAATTCTTAGCCTCAGAATCAGAAAACCTAGTAGTAAACGGTGATTTTGGTAGTAATTTTGTTCCTGCTATAACCGGATGGACATTTGTTGGATGGAGTATAGAAGGAGACTCTACAGGAAATATAAAGTCTTGTCAGGTAGGAGGCGTTAATACCTTATCCCAAAAGGGAATCCTAACGGTAAACGACCACTACAGAGTTACTATTAAGGTAACAGACTTTCCAGGTGGAACGCTTGTAGTAGGTGCTGGTACAGGATCAAGTATCTTTAACGGAATACTCACTATTCAATCTAATGGTACCTTTACAGCCTTTTTCCAATATACCGAGGTAGGAGGAGACGGTGACTTTATTATAACAGGCTCGGCAGCAAGCTCTATAGGTATATGCGTAGATGATGTAGAGGTAATAAGAATAGCCTCACCATCAGACTATACGGTACAGATACACGATGGGGTTACCTTTGCCCTTATAGATACGGTTCCGGCTGCTAATGTAACTATTGAAAAGAACGTTATTACCGTAGACTTTAATTGGACAGATGATGTAGTAGTACCCAATGGGTGCGTAGTGTTTAGAATATTTGATGATAGTAGTATATTTGAAGATACCTTTGCTACTAATCAAGGGTGGACTATAGGTTCAGAGACAGTAATAGACGTTGGGTTAATGACCTATACCTCTACAGGTGCTAGTAACGCCTCTTTTATTGACAATATATTTATTCCAGGTGAATCCTACGAAATCACTTATACTACTTCAGGCGTAACGGGTACAGGGGCAGTTACAGTAATCTGTGGAAGAACGGTAGGAACTATCCGAAGTACTAACGGAACATTTGTAGAGACTTTGACTTGTACTGATATTACCAGGCTACAGTTTAACTTTGACGGTGCTAATTTAAGCACTGTTTCTATTGATAACATTGTAATTACTAAGAGCAACAATTTAGATGGTCAATCAGAGTGTTTAGAACTAGCTACAAGCCACGATTGTACTTTACTATGGGTATGGTCTAATAATGAGTCTTGGGGGTCGTTTGACTACTCTTTAGGCTTTGAACACAAGCTAAGGGTAGAGTGTAAGTTTAGAGGGGTATCCTATCCCAGAGAACGGAATAACGGGGAGAACTCAGCAGGGAAAAGAAGTGTAGACTATTCTAGCCTTAAGAAATCTCCTTCATTAGATATTAATTGGGCAGCTATACATATCCACGATGCTATAGCCTCTCATTTCGAGCAAGATAACAGGACTATAGACGGTGTTTCTTACTTTTTGGATGATGAGTACGAGCCTTCAGCCCCTAATGACTCTATTGTGATCTTTAAAGACCTTATGACAGCTACTATTGAATTAGAAAAGACAGATCAGCCTAATCAGATAAACAGAAAGATAAATGGGATATAATCTAAAGATAGACATACGAATAGATGATAGCAAGGACTCTTCGCCCATACACAGGTTTCCTAATGAGAAGTCACCTATTGTATGTGATATACCAGCCGATAAATTATATAGGCTCAAAATGATTAACGGAGTTTTTAACACTCAGGAAATAACAATAACCGATGGGGCTATAGTGGAAGTAGGCGACCCGACAGCATACGCAAAAGTATAATATTATGAAAAAAGAAAACAAAGAAAAAAGCCCTTCTAGGGGAGTTCTTATAATGGCTATGGGCAATCCTAATTGGGGTAAACTAGCGGTTAATCTAGCTATGAGCCTACGGTTTACCTCTCCAGATATTAAGATCACTCTAGCGCAAGCCGGAAGCGGAGCAGCACAGATAGGGGAATTTGGTAAGACCTTGTTTGACAAGATTATACCTATTGACCAGAAGTACTATACTAAGCTGCAAAGAGGAGGTGAAAACCCTATTATAACAACAGAGTATTTAAAGGCTAAATTAGCTATGTATAAGCTCTCTCCTTACGATGAAACTATCTTTTTGGACGCTGATATGGTTTGGTGTCCTAAACGCCCTATAACCGATCTATTCAATGAGTTGAACAAGGTAGACTTTGCCATAGCAAATAGGAGTTTTACTTCATTAGATAAAGAAGGATTAGGTGACGACTTTGGAGTGTGGGCTAGTCCTAAGAAAGTTAAGAAACTATTTAAGTTCAAAGAAGGGAAATACTATAACCTCTCTTCAGAAATGGTATACTTTAAAAAGACCAAAGAAGTAGGAAAGTTATTCTCTGATGCTTTAAAGATTTATGATAGAACTGATCTACATAAAGCAGGGTTAAAGATGTTTAACGGTGCTATACCTGATGAACTTCCTTTAACAATAGCAATGATTAAGAATGATCTTTACCCTCACAAAGATTCTTACCTTCCTATCTATTGGGAAAGTGCAGAGCATAAGCATTTAGAAGGTGGAGCATTATTCGGATCGTTCTGGGCGTACTCTATGGGAGGAGCGTTTACAGAAAATAGAATGAAGAAGATTTACAATAATCTAGTGCAGTATTACTGCAATCAGTACAGCCAGAGGCATCCATTTAAGTATATTGACAAACGTTCATGGATGCCAGGAAGACATAACCTATGACAAAAGGAACTTTTGAAATAACGCCCGAAACAGTAAAGCGTTTCATTAAGGATAATGTAAGACATCCATCTTATGATAAGACGGTAGACATAGCTCACCATCTTAGTTTTCATATTGACGGTTATAAGCCACCGTTTGATGAGCATACTATTAACCATCAGTTAAACAGGATGTTGCACCCTCATGACCATATAGATGAGAATCCTTACTTCCATAGATTAATAGATGATCGCAGACCTAGAGAGAGCCATAAGATAAAGGCTTATCGTAGGATAATATGGTCTAACAAGACCAAACAAACACCCTCTAGGGTTATATCATCCCTGAATAAGATTATACGTGCTGATGATTGGAAGATAGACTATTCTAAAGCGGAAAAGCCTAAAAAGATCAGAGAGGAAGAACAGTTAGAGGTTTATACTGAAAAGGAATATCCTTTCTTCGGTTCGGTAGAGAATTGGGCGTATGGACTAGGGTTAAAGAAGATTCTATCTGATCCCAACGCACTTATTGTAGTGATGCCTATTAGCTTTGCTATAGAGTCTAACGAACACTTTAAGCCTTTTGGATTCTTCGTTCCTTCTAAGGACGTGCTAGAGATTTCCGAACATCTGATAGTGTATAAGTCTAATATCACAGGGTCTTTTCTATCTGGAAATAAAGAGATTAAAACTCCTATTTATTACTTGTTAAATCAGACCGAAATCTGGACATCCCAAAAAGTAAATGAAAAGGGGGATATGTCATTAGACTTAGTGTTTACTCATAACTTCGGAGTGATACCAGCCTATAAGACCGGAGGAACGGTAAATGAGATCATTGATAATATGCCCTTATATGATTCTTTCTTAGAGCCTATGTTACCTTCTTTGGATGAGGCAGCTAGAGAATACTCTGATCTACAAGCAGAAGTAGTACAGCATATCCACTCTACTATGTGGGGTATGGCTGGACAGGATTGTGTTAAGTGTAATGGAATAGGAAAGGTTCAGAAGGACGGTAAGCCCGTTGCTTGTGGAGATTGTAAGGGAGAGGGTGTTATGCCTTTAAATCCTTATAAGAATATTACTATTAAACGACCTAAGATAGATGATAATACAATTCCTACCCCTCCGGCTGGATATGTAGAAAAGAACGTAGAGATAGTAAAGATTCAAGACCAGAGGGTTAAGAATCACTTGTTTGATGCTCTGGAGTCTTTAAATATGGAGTTCCTTTCTAAGGTTCCCCTGAATGAATCTGGAAAGGCTAAGGAGATAGACAAAGAGGAGTTAAACAACTTTGTATACTCGGTAGGTAAGCACCTGGTAGAAAACGACCTACGCCCTTTATATAAATGGATTGCTAAATGGAGATACTATTTAATTATTCCTAATAAGGAAGACAGAACAAATATGTTACCTATGATTGTAGTGCCTGAGAGGTTTAATTTAATCTCTGAAGATCTATTAGTAGAACAGATCAAAAAGGCACGAGAGGCAGGCGTAGACCCTACTATAATTGATGAACTTATGGTAGACTACATACATAAGAAGTTCAGACACGATCCTATGTTAAGGGATAAGCTCAAATGTATAAACGATCTAAACCCGTTCTCTTCCAGAACCGCAGAGGAGGTAGAGGACTTACAAATGGGCAGACTCATTACTAAAAAAGACGCTGTTATCTATTCTTATATTAACTTCTTTGTAGAGCAAGCTATGGTAGCAGACGAAGAGTTCTTAGATAAGGACTTTGAAGAGAAGAAAGCTATTATAGATAATATGGCAGATGAAATATTAAAACAATTAGATGTCGCTCCAACAATCGGAGGCAGCCCTACGGAGCCTAACGAACCTACTTGATAAGAGTGAAGATACGTTCACGGACTCAGTACCAGCCCTTCAAAGAAAGATATTCGCTAGGGTTCAAGTTCTTTTAAGGGACTTAGACCTACGTAAGAACGATGTTAAGGCTAGTGTAGCCAATCTCCGTAAGATTAATAAAATCAAACGAGAGATTGAAAACATTATTCTTTCCGATGAGTACCTTAAAGATGTCGATAAGTTCGCTAAATCCTTCGACCTAGCTACCGAGTTACAAACAAGCTTCTTCACTACATTAAAGTCTGACTTTACCCAACCAGCTTTCATAAACACTTTAAGAGAGGTAAGCGTACAAAGAACTGTCGAAGCCCTTACGGGGTCAGGAATGCGCGCAGACGTAGTAGACAAAGCCGGAGACATCATACGCACTAATATAGCCGATGGCAACTCTTTCACTAACCTGAATGAGGAAATGCGTAAGTTCCTCACCAAGACAGAGGAATCAGTAGGAGCATTACAAAGACATACCTCACAGATCGTAACAGATTCCCTTAATACCTATGCTAGGGAGTATTCACAGGTAGTCGCAGAGAGCCTAGATAGTGAGTGGTTTATATACGTAGGATCATTAGTAAGGGATTCTAGGGACTTCTGTAAGGCTTTGGTTAAAAAGAAATGGATACACAAATCTGAGTTTACCTTAATCACAAAGGGAAGGATAGATATAGATAACGATGGGGATAAGGAGACAGTTAGCCTACAGGGGTTACGCCCTCAGACGAACGCTAGTAATTTTATTACGTTTGCAGGAGGTTTTAATTGTAATCATTTAGTAGCTCCTATCAATGAAGAGTTTGTTCCTAAGAAGCTTAGGTTAAAGTTTCAGTAATGGGGTTATCAGCTCTAGCGGTATGTCTACCCATATATTACCGTTGTGGTCGCTATCAAAGCAGACTTGTAGGCTCTTGCCATCTTCTGACAGGCTAACATCCTCGCTATTCTTTATGTCGTACCAAATGCTCATTTTATCTTAAATTTATATCTATCGGGGTCATGCTTAAACGGTTTAGTCTCCCAAACCGTTCCTTTCTCATCTGACATAACCCTTCCCTTTATATCGCCAAATTCAACGTCTATCATTTTGTGAAATAGTTTCTTGTAAGTATCCTTCTGGAAGTTACTGAGTGTGTCCCAGAGTTTATTTAGGTCGCTTTGAGTTTTACAGTCTTTTATCTTACCTCTCATGTCTTTTTGAAAGTTTAGACTGTCAATTCTATCGCTCAACATTTTACCAACTTTTCTTTGTTCTGTTGTATATGATGGTGTTTTATATTTTTTCATAGTTCTTTTCCACCACAGTTAGGACACGATGGAGATTCTAAATAAAAATCATCCATTAATTCACTAATCCACATTGTTTGCACCCCATGTCCCCCATCATCTGGGAGTGTAATTTTCCAATCTTGCAATCCTAAATCTTCTAAGTATGTTTTTGCTTTCAGTCTCATTCTAATTATATATTAAGTTAATAAAATGCCACTACTGTCATTAATTCTTCTTTACGAGCCTCTGAGATCATATTCTTAGTCCCCCTACTCTTATTATTCCAAAAGGCTATTAGACCATCTGAATGTTTAGCCATTTTTGTATTTCTTTTGAATCCTGCACACTTATTATACGTAGAACCATCTTTCCTGTAACCAACTATACAAGGCTCTGACATATCGTTCCAATCTGCGGGCATTCTTTTTATCTTGTACCCTCTTTCTTCTGCATACCGTTCTCCTAATCTATCCGCACCTCTACATCTACCACTCACTATTGATACATTCTCAAACTCAGGTAGTATATCATCACATACCCTACATAGTTGTGCGTAGTCTTTGAAGTCTCTTCCTCCTGCTATGATTACTCTCATTTTCTTTTTAACTACTAGTAATTAACAATCTTTTTTTGGTGAGATTTTATATCCCGAAAGAGTAAGTTTACCTCAAAGCTATCGCTAGGATTCACTCTCTCGAAACTCTTTCTTAAATCAAAACTCTTTTTCGGAGCCGACCTCATAGAGCCACTTAGCCTTACTTGTCATGCTAACAGTAAAACATGGGATCAACTGTCGAGTGAATTGCATACACCCTATCATTCTTGCGTCTCATCCCTTTTGTACCAACGCTTGCACTTTGATGATTACCCCGAGTAGTGCTACTTACTTAATGCTAAGGGTTGAATATCTCCCATTAAGCCTCAACGATATTGATGGCATTAAAAAAGCCTTCCACTTCTGACGAGTTGTGAAAGACTTAGTGTTTTTTAAGGTGTTGGCTCACCCGTTTCTAGATTTCTTCCTTACAACTCGTCTAGTAAGTGTCAACATCTTGTGTTGAACACCGCTAAATTACAAAGAATAATTTAAAGTACAAGAAAAACTTTACCTTTACCCTAACGGGCTAACGCCATCAGAACTACATATTATGAGAAGTGGCAATAGAAACAGTCGTTATAAAGATTACAGGCGATAGCAAGGACATAAACAAGACTATTGACCAATTAGAGAAGCTAGGTAAGGTAGATAGGGAAAACTCTAAGTCCTTTAAGAAAACCTCAGCACAGAATCAGAAGAACATTAAGAAGACTGAGAGCGCGTTAGGTGGTCTTCAAAAACAAGCTATTTCATTAGGGACTACTCTAATCGGGGCGTTTGCTATTCAGCAATTCGTAACAAGTGCTATAAGGGTCTTAAGAGATTTTGAAAAGGAACTTTCCACCCTACAATCTATTACGGGTCAGACAAGGGAGGAAATGGAGTTCTTTTCTAAGGCTGCTAAAGAGATAGGTAAGGCAACTAAGACAAGTGCTACAGAGGTAGTTAAAGCATTCACATTAATAGGGTCAGCACAGCCGGAGCTTCTAAAGAATAGCGAAGCACTAGCAGATGTAACTGAACAAGCATTAATACTATCTAAGGCAGCAGGAATAGATACGGTAGCAGCAGCAGAAGCCTTAACTAGTGCTATGAATCAATTTGGAGCATCAGCAGATGAGGCAGCTAAGTTTACCGATATATTCGCCACCTCACAACAAAAAGGTTCTTCATTTATCAACGCGACATCAGAAGCCCTTAAGAATGCGGGAGCAGCAGCCAACGCAGCAGGATTAAGTTTCGAGACTACGAACGCTGCTATACAAGCACTTGCCAAAGGGGCATTAAACGGAGCAGAGGCAGGCACTTCTTTAAGGGGAGTACTTATTAAACTATCTTCTCAGACGGACGACAGTATCAATCCTTCTTTGGTGGGATTAGGAAATACTATAAAGGAACTCGCTAAACGCAATTTAACACTAGCACAAGCTACCAAGTTAGTAGGTCAGGAAGGTGCAACGGGACTACTTACCCTGATCAAGCAAAAGGATATATTCTTCGAGTTGGATGGTACTTTAAATGATACAGGAAACGCATTAGAGCAAATGGCTATAAATACCGATAACTTAGATGGCTCTATCATAGAAGTAGGATTGGCGTTTGAAGATTTTATTTTAGCACTTAATGAAGGGGATGGCTTCTTAGCAAGATTTACTAGAGGGGTAGTTGATTTAGCAAAGGAGTTTTTGGAGTTAGGAACCTCTTTAGCTACTCTTCCTAAGGTTCTTCAAGAAATAGAAGATGAGTTATTAAAAGGAGCAATATCATCAGCAAAACACCAAGAGGCATTAAGACCTACAAACGGACTTATAAAACAACAAATAGAATTATTAATAGCCCAGAAAAAGGTTCAGCAGGAAGAAAGAAAAGAAGAGGAGTCGCGCATTAGAACCATAGGCGATCTAAAAAAGGAACTTCAGGAACTTAGAAAGGCTCAAAATGATTTGATACCTGGAAGTAAACAGTTGGCTACCAATCAGGCTAGGGTTAAAGAAATTCTAGTTATTCTAAAGGGATCAACAGAAAAGCTCCTTACTCCTCTTCAAGAACTCAGAAAGCGTATCTCTGCTTTAAAGAATGAACTTCTTAATCAGGCTTTGGCTGGCAACATATCCGAAGATTCACTAGCAGAATATAAGTTAGCTGTCGAAGCTGCTGAGAAGTCACAGGAAGCCCTAAATGATGCAATAGGCAAAACTGTCGAAGAGCTTGAAAGGGAAAGGGAAGCAATAGCCAATCTAGCAGCAAAACAAGCAACTCAGGCAAACCTACAACAAGAAATAGAAAACCAACAACGGGACGAGCTACAACAAACCTTTGATTTAGCAGAAGAGTTAGGCTTAGATGCAACAGAGTTATTTGCTGAATTTGCCGAAAGTGGATTTAAGACATTTGCAGAATTTGAACAAAAGAAACGGGATGAGGTAGAAAAGACTTTACAGGATCAAATAGATGCTGTTTTGGAAGTAATAGCCATAACTAACGCAGCGCAGGAACAAGCCTTTGCAGTGCTACAGGGAATCAATACACGTAAATTAATCCTGATTGATAATGAACAGATAGCCGAAGAGAGAAAATTAGAAGCCAAATTTGAAAAAGGAAGGCTCACTGAAGAACAACTAGCAGAAGCACAATTAAAAATTCAAAAAGAGGCAGACAAAGAACGTGCGTTAATACTCACCAAACAAGCCAAACAAGACAAGATAGCAGCTATCATACAAGCGACTATAAACACCGCCATTGCAGTTACTCGCGCTTTAGCAACGGGGAACGTAGTGTTAGCAGCCTTTGTAGCCCTCTTAGGGGCAGCAGAGATAGCTACTATAGCTTCTCAACCTATACCTACCTTCCATGAGGGTAAAAAGGCAGAGCTTAAGCCAGGAGAGATTAACGCGGTTATCCTAGAGTCAGAGAGTGTTATACCTCCTAAGCAAAGCGCACGCCATAAGGGACTTATAGATGCTGTTATAGATGATAACCTAAAAGATTATGTCTTTAAACACTATCAGCTACCGATTTTAAAGGCTCAGATGAGCGATCCTAGTTTATTTGATGATAGGAACATAACCGGAAAACAATCTAAGACCAACAAGCTGTTAGCAGAGAATAATAGATTGCTTAAGGGTCTTAAAATGAGTAGCAATAGACAATCCTATGGATGGAACTAATAGGAGGGATACAATTAATTATTTGTTAATATTTGAACAAGTTTGTTTGATTTTCAGGTTTTGCTAGCTGGGGAGTAAAACGAATACACAACGTTTAAAGGTTTTTAATATAAGGTCTAGCAACCGGAAAGGGACCGATAACGTAATAGGATTTTTTAACAGACCCGATACCACTTCGTTTACGAAATTCCTACATCCTTCGGATTCTCGGTCTTTCTATATCGGGTCAAGAGGCGAGTAAACTTGTCAGAAAAAATTAGGTGTTTATACCTATTGCAATTAGATAATTCTTATCTTAGATTCGCACCTAGCATACAATCCTTGAGGTAAATGTGGAAATTTCGCGCAGGGATAAGGCTAGGGGTTATTATACTCTCTGCGCAGTCCTTCGGGAATAGGGTTTCCACACCCTACCTCAGATAGTTAATAGCCCCTTCTTTGTGGGCTTAACTCTACGCTCATGGAAACCATTATCGGAGGTGCAGTAACTCTATTATTCTTTATTTTAATTTTCCTCGCTATGAGGTCAATCATGTTATGGTATTGGAAGATACCGGACATTATCAAATATCAAAAAGAACAGATACGCCTACTTAAGAAGATTGCAGGAGAAGGATGATAGCCATAATCGGCTATCAAGGTAATGATTGCCTCCACACGTTCAAGGGTATACAAGTTCGTTCCTCACCCTTGCACTAGTGTCGTCTAATCATAGTAATAGCTTTCGCCAATTAAGGCTAAATCTTAATCTATGTACGACTATATCGTTTATCTCTATATGCCTAAAGCAAAGCCTAAGTTCCAGGCTTTCCGACAGATGGCTTCCAATCACTATTCTGCCCGTAAGATGATTACCATCAAGCACTGCAAATTACCTATTTGGTGGGTCGTGAAACTCGACGTCTGACAAGACGGGTAACGGGTATTGCCAAGTAAGACATAACGTAGTATTTATTATAGGACAAATGCCACAGGCATTGTCTATCAGGGACAAGGTAAAATGGAAAATGGAAAATGTGGCATTTATCCGATAATTAACGTTATGTGAACTTAATTAAATACCCGTCTAAAACTTACACTCTCGTTCTCAGCTTCGCTGTTAACTTCGTAGTCGCTACCTAGCGGTAGCTCATGATTAGAATCGTATATTTAGGGATGCTAATTAATAAGCCTGGTACTACAACTTTTTGGATTGATCCTAAAAAGAATCCATTTGCATTTAAAGAAGGAAATAAAGTTAAATGGTCAGAGTTCATTCTGAATGATGAACATTGTATTATTACATCAGAAGGAAAGACCTTGAGTGTTATAATGAATCCTGGCACAAAGAAAGAATTGCTGGTATTTCAGACCTCTATAGACTTTGACCGAAGCAAGAAACACCATGTAGGCGTTACTTGGGCAACTGAAAGTGTTTGTCTTTATTATGACGGTCAGCTACAACAAGAGATTAATCCTGAGGAGTTACCCTAGATTCATAAATCTCCTGCATTTCTTGTTGTGATAGACAAATAGGAACTTGCATAGGTTCTTCCGTAGCTTTGAGTAGGTCAATATAATATTGACGTGTTGGGTTGCTCATAACTTGTAGTTTTTTTTCTTCCATTACACCTTACAGATTCTCGAACTGTCGTTCTACATCCTTCAGGTGGAAACGTTTACTCGCCTCTAAATTACTTCATAATTTTCTTTTTTACAAAAGTAATTGTATGTTTGTCTTAGCGTAGCCATGAAATCACAACAATATAACGCCCCAATCCGGTTAACTCTTCTGAGCATGGTTACGCCTATGTCCGGTGAGGGGCGACCTATTTAATATATCCATATGGAAATTTGTAGAATGTTTGACATATTTGAAATGGTATGCTTGGTAATATTTATTATTGTGTGCGTACTCACTGTAATAGTTACAGGATTGATTATCAGGTGGGAAATACTGGACAATACATGGGTAGATCGGAAAAAGTGGATAAGAAAAACCAGTAAATGGTATCTTTTAATAGGAGTTATTGAGGTTATAGCCTTCTATGGTATAAAGATGGCATATCTATACATTAAATCAATGTTCTGCTAATGAACATACTTTTAAAATTTCCTACACGTTCAAGACCTCGAATCTTCCTACAGAGGCTAAGTGAACTCTCTTGGATGTCTAGTGATATTCAGATACTAGTCTCTTATGATGAAGATGATTCGTCTATGCTTCCCTCTATCATAAAACAAGCTATGGAAATGTGTGATAAGATCGTACTTATAGAGGGGGAAGGAAGCACTAAAATAGAGGCTTGTAATAGAGACGTTAATAAGATAAAGGATTGGGATATAGTAATCCTAATGTCTGATGATATGATACCCCAAGTAGAGGAATGGGACGATGTTATTCGTTATGATATGAAAACTAATTTCCCTGATTTAGATGGTTGTTTGTGGTATTCGGACGGGTATCAGGATCGAATCTGTACTATGGTAGTAATGGGTAAGACTTACTACGATAGAACTAAATACTTATACCATCCTGACTATACAAGTCTATTCTCAGACAATGAGCAGACAGAGGTCGCCCAGAATCTAGGGAAGATGTTTAAGAGCGATACTTGTCTGTTTAAGCACGAACACCCAATGAACAACAGAACGGTTAGCAATGACGCTCTGTACAAGCGTAACGAACCTTTCTGGGATATAGATAAGAAAGTATATGAAAGACGTAAATCAAATGGATTCAAAGATTAACGGTTCTAAAGTCATTATCAACCTAGCTACAGGAAGATATGTAGTAGGTCAAACAAGACTAGCTACCTCACTTGCTAACGTAGGTTACAATGGTTCTTTTATGGCTTGGCAAAACGAGGCTTCAATAGGCGCACCTCCTCACAACCAAAACCCTTATGCATTTAAGATACATGGTTTCCGTAAGGCAGAGGAGCTAGGACACCGCTACGTTCTTTGGTTAGATGCGAGTGTATGGGCTATAAGAGACGTTCAGCCTGTATTCGACCACATAGATAAGCATGGGTATATCATGCAAGAGGCTGGTCATAATTGTGGTAGGTGGGCTAGTGACTTTCAATTAGATTACTTTGGAATAGATAGAGACGAAGCAAGTAAGATGTTAATGTATGGAAACGCTGGATTTCTAGGACTTGATTTGTGGGATACAAGAGCTAAGACCTTTTTAATATCTTGGGAGAAGGCTATGAAAGCCGGAGCCTTTAAAGGTAATTGGACTAACAAACATCAGGAGGTATCTAAAGACCCCCGTTGCGATGGTTGTCGTCACGATATGTCAGCCGGAAGCATTATAGCTAATCAACTTAATATGAAGTATCAGGATGCAGGAGATTGGTTAGCCTATGCTAGACCAGAAGAGGAGGTACGCGAAACGGTAATCTTTAAGGCGATGGGAATTTGATGAAGCCATATTTCAATATGGAAGATAGAAGGCTGATTTACTCTGGTACGCTCATCGGTGATGGTATGATGTTTAACCTCAGAGTTGAACAATTAGTACGCGAAGTTAAACGCGTAAAAAATAAATATTATTGGTCACAATGGAAAGACCCTAAGAGATTCCTTTATAAGTCTTGGGGAATAACATTCTGGAAATGGTGTGGCATTTGGGTTCCAATGACTACTATTTGTTTAGGTGGAAGATATAGTATTGAGTGGGGTATTCTTTGTGATGGGATAGGTTTTGGTATTTACTTACCTGGATTTGTATTTCAGTTCCGACCAACAGGAGGAGTCAGGTATCACGGTATGAAATACTTTAGGTTAAAGATATTCAATAAGAATTTAATTCTATTCTAATGAATTGGGCTTTTATATCTATACCTAAGACAGGAACTAACTCAGTTCACCGCGCTTTAAACACTAAGAAGAAAGACAACCACAAGGCTATTAAGTTAATCGAATGTGAGTACTCCTTTGCCTTTATACGCCACCCCTTAGACCGTCTCGTTTCTTGGTATTTTGGACACCGCACTACTAATCCTTCCCTAACTCAGTATCAAGTATCATTTAGAGAATGGCTATTACAAGGGACTCATCATTGGACACCAGATGTTTGCAAGGGATTCGGAATAGAAAACCCCTTGAATCAATGGGAATTTATAGAGATAGACGGGGCAGTAAAGGTAGATTTCTTAGGGCGTTTTGAGAATATAGAGCTAGACTTTATAGAGGTATGTAATGTAATAGGGGTACAGAAGAAACTACCTCACATATTGAAGTCTAATCACGCTCATTGGACTAGCTACTATGATAAGGACTTAAGACAATTAATGATTAACAAGTATAAAAAAGACTTTGACTTATGGGAATTACTGGCTTCTCGCACGATTTACTAAACAAATACTTAGAACCAGGATTTACTATTCTGGAACTAGGCAATCAGAACCTATACTTTGCTCCCCGTTATGGAGAGGTAGCCAAACCTTACTACGAAGGTAGAGGTCATAAGCACGTATCAATAGACATGAATGGTAAGGACGGTGCTTTATCTATGAATCTAGGCGACCCTTTAGAGCTTGGGGAAAGGTTTGATATAGTTACCGACTTTGGAACCTCAGAACACGTAGCCGGATTCTATGGATGTTGGAAGAATAAACACGACCATTGTAAGTTAGGAGGGTTGATAATCTCAGAGAACCCTAAGACGGGAAACTGGAAAGGACACGGACACCATTATCTAACTGAGATATTCTACCGAGAGATAGCCGAAGTAATGAACTATAATATCCTGGCAATAGGTGAACATCCTGCTATGAGTAATACTAAAGACGGTTGGAATATTTACTGTGTAATGAGAAAGAATGAAGTAGACTTTCTAACTAAAGAAGAGTTTAAAAAATTACCTGTTTACGATGTATAGCCAAAGAAAAGAGGAGTTACATATACTCCAATACTTCCAACAACCAAAAGGAACCTTCTTAGATGTAGGGGCTTATAACCCTTTTAAGTTCTCTACTACGCGCGCACTATATGAGAAGGGATGGAAAGGAGCATTTATAGAACCTTCAGACGCTTGTAGAAAGAGCCTAACGGATGAATACGAAAAGGATGAAGAGATAGAGATATATGATATTTGTCTGGGTACTGAAAATAAGGTAGTAGACTTTTGGGATTCACAAGGAGACGCTTTAAGCTCTACTGATATTAGCCACGTGCAGAAATGGAAGATAGGATATAACTCTAAGTTCACAGAGACTACTGTCAATATGATTTCAGTAGAACAGTTTATGAAAATTACTAAGTTTGATTCTTTTAACTTTATCAACATAGATGTAGAGAATGACGACTTAGCTTTAAAGATTCTAAGGGCTTTTGACCTCTCAGATACTCAAATGGTATGTATAGAAGTGCCTAAAATTCTACGTCCAGCAGTTCTTCAATGGACGGGATGGAGAAACATATATGAATCCCCAGAGAACATTATCGTAGCACGTTGAAACTAAGTATCCTCATCCCCTCGATACCTTCAAGGCTAGACCGCTTAGAGCGCATCTTCTCTAAGATAAACTCTCAAATAAAGGGTAGAGAGGTAGAGATACTAGTATTCATAGACAACAAACAACGCTCTATCGGTCTTAAAAGGGACGCTTTAGTACAGATGTCTAAAGGCGACTATATAGCCTTTGTAGATGATGATGATGATGTAACAGATATCTATATAGACGAAATGTTAAAGGGGTGTGAATCTGGAAAAGATGTTATATGCTTCTGGCAGACCGCCAACATAGAAGGTAAGCAAGGGTTAATAGATTTTGACCTATCTAACTTAAACAGAGAGTTTAAAGCCAACCAAACCACCCCTAGAAAGCCTTACCATATTTGTGGTTGGAGGGGAGAGTTAGCCCGTAAACACCGTTTTCCCGATTTGATGTATGATGAAGACCGCCAATGGTGTGAGTATCTTTGGAAAGAGGCTAAGACTCAATACAAGATAGGTAAAGTATTACACATTTATTACTTTGATAAAGATGTCACAGAAGCGATTTAAACTCTCTATTCTTATCTGTGCAATCGAAGAACGTAAGCACAAACTAATTCAACTCCTAAGACACTTAGAGGCACAATCTACCAAAGAAGTAGAAATCCTGGTTAAGAGTGATGATAGGCAGATGTCAATAGGGGAGAAAAGAAACTTCCTACTACAAGAGGCTAAGGGGGATTACGTTTGTTTTATTGATGACGATGATTGGGTAGATGGTGAGTACATTCCACTTATCCTAGAAGCACTTAAGAGCAAACCTGATGTTGTAGGTATAGTAGGGATAATGAGTACCAACGGTAAATCTCAAAGAAGGTTTGAACATACTATACTATATGGTGGATACTTTGAACTCAATACCATCTACTGTAGACCTCCTAACCACCTTAATCCAATGAAGCGCAGTATAGCTATTCAGTTTGAATATAAAGAGATTAACATGGGAGAAGATACTGATTGGGCTTTACGAGTAATGGAATCTCACTTAAACCAAGTAGAGGTAATGATAGATAAGCCTATTTACCACTATCTGTATCAGACGAAGAAGTAATCTCCCTTATACATTCAATCCATTTTTCTATAATCTCATCCTGTATGCTTCCGTCAATCTCTTCAAATTCGTTCCCTATCCCTTTCCGTCCGGTTAAGTCATGTATGATGCTGAATACCGCTTTTAGCTCTTTACTACTTGGCTCCTTCTCGTCAAGCCTGTAAGCATAGTACTCATCGTAGTATTTACTGTCACTATTCATTCCCCTAAGATTAGTTGATTAAGCGCCCTCTCGAAACTGAGGTGTCGCGTGGTTTTTAACTTGTGTTGGTGTTGGTGTTCAAAGACTTTCGTAAGGGCGTCTCCGCATATTTCTACCGTCCTTGTTGTACAGTTACAATCTTCCATAATTACTACAATCCGTAGCAAATATACGCACCAAATCAATACCAAATACAAACATTGAAAGTATTTTTACCGTAATCCTAACAGACAAACCAAAGGTTTATGCAAAAAGTAACAATTCATTGGAAGAATGGCAAATCTACGGAAGTGCCTGTAGCTAATCTGGAGAACACTACCAGACTCTTAGAAGGAGACATCAAACATATAGACTACGGTAAAGCCTCTTTACCTCCAGCTACCAACATTACCGTTTCTAAACCGGATATGACTTGGAAGAAGCCCAAACTCCTTAAGTACGCTAAATCCAAAGGGGTAGAGGTACA